CCTAAGAAGGTACAGAGCAAGATCAAACAAAGAGGCATGAAGTTTGAGTAATGGCTACAGTCGCGCAGGTTGCTAAGGCAGCATTACAAAGAATTCTAGTGCAGGCCAGCGAAGCACCGCTGGAGGCTGACGAGTATAGTGACTTCATCTTTGCGATGAACAACTATATGGGCGAGCTAGACGCTCAGGGTATCCAGTTAGGGTACACAGAGGTATCTGACTTAGGCGATACCGTAACGATCCCCACAGGAGCTCTCAGGGGCTTGATTGCCAATATGGCGATAGAGGTTGCGCCTGACTACAACGGCGTGATCTCGCAAGGTTTGGTGAAGGCTGCGCGGGATGGATTCAACACAATGCGGCTGATTGGTCAGACAATGGGCGAGAGCAAGAATCCTTCAACCCTGCCGATTGGATCAGGCAACGAAGATACGCTGTTTGGCTTTCCCGGGCATTTCTATCCTGAATCAGAGCAAGAGATACTGGCTGAGTCTACTGGCGCAATAGGATTGGAGCTGAATACAAATGGTTGATAGAACGCAAGGCAGGAAGAAGTCCGATTTTGTTGCGAAGACCACGGTAGAGGCCGGCGCGTTTATGGACTATTTCGTAAACGGCACAAACTACAAGATTACCTACGCCAACTTTCTTGGCGGTCTGGGCGTTACTGGTTCAATTGAGCAAGACGGCGATCCCACAGGCACTGCGGTCCTAGACATTGATGGAACCGTAAACAAGATCAGAAACATAGAGAATGGCGCCGGCATACTGGCAAGCGTATCGGCTCAGAACGGCGTAGAGATCAAGCATAACTTTGCTGCTGACTCTACTGGCTCACCCCTGTTACTTAACGTAACAGATGCGACTCCTGATATTGCGAGTCTTGTTGGAGGAAACGGAATAAACGTAACCTCAACAAGCAATTACGTCACGATTGATGCTGAGGCGCAGCCATACGCTCAAGTTAGTGTGCAAGGAAACACTGGAGCCACAACGATATCCACGGCTGGCACTCCTGTAAAGGCGTCAGCAACTTTTGTTGTTGGTATACAGTCTGGGTTTACTGGAGATACAACAGGAAAGATAGTTTACAACGGAACATCTGCAAGAGTCGCTGCTGTTCATGTTAGCGCCACGTTCAGTCCGGTTGCTTCAAACAATCAAGAAATATTCATACAGGTTGCTAAAAATGGCACTGTTGAGGCTGGAAGCAAAATTACCAGAAAAGTAGATGCTGCTGAGTCTGCTAATGCTTCTACGTTTTTCAATGTGTCACTTGCTCAAAATGATTTTATAGAGCTTTACATTGGTAACGACACAAGCACAGACGATGTTGTTCTGATTGATGCAATTGTGGGTATTGTCAACTAATGCCAAAGGTTGTATTGCCAATAGCCAACGGGTATTACGAGAGTGATTCTCTGCCGATATCGGCTCAGCAATGCACTAACTTTTACCCGAATATAGCTCAGGCTCCTGCGTTGAATCAGGAGACTCTGTTTGGCACGCCCGGGCTCACGCAGGTAGCTAGTGCAAGCGACATCAGTAACTGCCGCGGCGCGCATGAAATGAACGGCGTTCCGTACTTTGTTATTGATGGAAAGCTATACAGTATGTCAACGAGCTACGCTCTAACCGATCACGGTCAAATAGACGGGTCTGGTAGAGTCTCGATGGCTGACAATGGTACGCAGATGCTGGTTTTAGTGCCGGGAGGCAACGGCTTCATCTACAACCACGTTACTGATACGTTCGCGCAGATTACCGATCCAGACTTTACGGCTAACGGTAACCCGCAGCAGGTGGTCTACATAGATGGTTATTTTTGTCTTACTACAGATTCTAAGAAGTTTATTGTCAGTGCTCTGAATGATGGCCTGTCGTATAACGCGCTAGACTTCGGTACGGCAGAGTCGGACCCGGATGAGATTGTTGCTCCGATAGTATTTAAGAACCAGCTATTTATCGGCGGTTCGCAGACGATTGAAGCATTTCAGAACATTGGCGGCGCTGACTTTCCGTTTCAGCGTACCGGGTTGTTTCTGAGCAAGGGTATATCAAGCCCGTTCAGCATTCAGTCCATACAGGATACGTTCGTGTTTGTTGGTGCGGGTGCTAACGAGTCTCCTGCGATCTGGGCTCTCAACGGTAACAGCGTAGCGAAGATATCTACGACTGCTATTGATAAGGAGCTCAGCGAGCTGACTGAGGCGCAGATAGCAGATATTTATAGCTGGGCATACGCAGAAAAAGGTGCGTACTTTGTCGGCTTTGCACTGCCCGGTACTACGCTGGTGTACGACACCATAAGCAAGCGCTGGCATGAGAGAAAGTCTTTTGTAGACGGCGCGCTGGGTGCGTATCGTGTTACTGCTTTGGTAAGGGCGTACAACCAGTTATGGGCTGGTGATCTGGTAGACGGGCGTATAGGCAAACTAGACCAGAACACTTACACCGAATACGGCACAGAGATACGCAGGACGATAGTTACCCAGCCTTTCCAGAACAATATGCAGAGATTCTCTTTGCCTGAGCTGGAACTGACTGTTGAGAGCGGCGTAGGTAATTCCTCTGCTGTGGACCCAAAAGTGGGATTAGAGCGCAGCACAGATGCTAAGATATGGGATGACATCAAGTTAAGGTCCATAGGCAAGGTAGGTGAGTACAACCGCCGGGTGATCTGGCGCAGGAATGGCTCAGCCTCTAGGTTCGAGCTTTTCAGGTTTACGATCAGTGATCCTGTGAAGCCGGTGTTTATACAGTTGACTGCTGATATTGTGGCTACGCAATGAGTTATAAGTTGAACGCAGCACAGCCGATAGTTGACGCTAACGGCACGATGGAGCAGCCATTTAGGCAGTTTACTCAGGAGGCTTCTTTGAGCATTCCCATTGTGGGATCAGGTAGTCCAGAAGGTGTGGTAGAGGCAAGGCAGTATAGCTTGTATCTGGATGACACAGGAAGCGCGGGATCAATTCAATATAGAAAGATGCAGCCAGAGATCGGCGGTGACCGTACTCGCGGCTGGATAGCGGTTTAGGAGAACACAGATGCCAGTACCATTATTAGCGGTAGCAGGAAGCCTTGCGGGCGCGGCGGCGGGAGCGTATGGAGCTAGGCAGCAAAGAAAGGCTGCTCAGGCTCAAACAGAATCGTCAGAGCGTATGCGCCGTGAGGCTATGCAGGCCATTCAGAACTTCGGGCAACAGGCATTGGCGCCGTTAGCTCCTGCGTTTCAGAGGTCTCAGGATATCCGACAAGAGAGCGCGAACAGAGCTCTGGCGCTGGCTGGCTCAATGTTCAGACCGCAACTAGAGCAATTCCGAGAAGGTAACTATATGGCTCAGCAGCGAATCGCTGAAGCTCAGCCGTTTATGCAGTCAGCAATACTTGGAACTGGCTCTTTGGGATATATGCCGCAGGCCCAGAATGTCGGCGGTCAACTAGATTACAGTGTGCTTGATCCGCTTATGAACCCGCAGCCTATGCAATTCACTCCTGTGCCGGGCGGTCAAGGACAAGCTACCACACAAGCAGCCGCGCCAGTTGATCAAATGCAACAGGCAATGATGCGTTTTCAGACAGATGGGCAGATACCGTTATGATTAGAGGCAAGCGAGAAGATACAGAAGGCGTAAGAGAAGCCGAGTTTATTGTTCTCGACTTTATAAAGTCTACGCCTAACGCCACGGTTCCAGAGATCGCTAGGCTTATTGATGATGTCGGTGCTGACGTTGATTACATTGCTAACGTGCTAGGTGTTGATCAGGCGGTAGCGCGTCAGGCTTACAACGAGGTCATAAACGGTGCGCCTCCGATTGAAGAGGTCATAGAGAAGCAGGCTGCTTCTGATCCTATTGTTCCTCCGATAACACCGTTGAAGGATGTTATTGATACATCTGGAGCTGCGGGTGCGGTTGCAAGCGGAAACCCTTTAGCCAGCGCGACTCAGACTCAAGCGACTCGCACGAGAGAGCAAGAAAGAATAGCCGCTATAGAAGCGGAGAATGCCCGTCTCGCACAAGTAGAGGCAGACAGAGCGGCAGCAGCGCAGCGTGGAGCCGAGGCTAGGGCTACGGCGGCAGACGCGCTAAGAGGCCAGATAGCGGATCAGGGAGCGTCTCAAGTGCTTTCTGGTTTAACGTCTGATGGCACATCTGAGCGTGTTGCATTGATGAATCTGTCAACTAACACTGGCATTCCTGTTACAGAGTTGGAGCGCACTTTTCAGGCTGCTCCAGAGCCGCCTCCTGCGGGAGCCACGCTAACTCCTACGCCGGGCGCTACTGTCACTACTTCGCCTGCTACAACTCCCGCAGTAACTACGGTTCCAGACGCGGTTGATCCCAATCTGCTTAGAAATGCACAAACAGGCGCAATGGCTGGAGCACAATTACCTGTAGGACTTGCAGCAGCAGAGCGTGCTGCGTTAGGCGGCGCAGGAACCGCAGCAGGGCTCTTAGGTACTACCGCAGGCGCAGCAGGCAGAGAGCTGACCGCTGGCACAATGGGCGGGATAGGAGCTCTGAGAGGCGGTATAGGCCAAGCTAGACAAGACATCATGCAGGGTACTCAAACCGGCATAAGTGCGCTCCAGCAGGCTCTGGGAGGCGCTAGAGCCGATATTGAGTCAGGCTTCCAGCGAGCAGAAGGTATGTTTGACCCATACGCTCAGGCTGGCGGTCAGGCGCTACAACAGCAACTGGCACTCTCTGGCGCGTTAGGCCCAGAGGCATTCCAGCAGGCTTATCAGGAGAGCCCACAGATGCAATTCCTGCGAGAGCAGGGTGAACGTGCAGCTCTTCGCACAGCAGCCGCCAGAGGCGGTCTGGGAGGCGGTAGAGTGATGCAGGAGCTGGCCCGGTACGGAACCGGATTGGCTTCTCAGGACTTACAGAACCAGATAGCTAACCTTCAGGCGTTGTCAGCTCAAGGGCTCGGCGCCAGAGGCAGTGCGGCTAATATCGCCACAGGCGGTGCTCAGCAGCTTGCGAATCTGGGTGTGCTTGGCGGTACTTCTGGATTACAAGCAGCAACTCAGCAGGGTACGCAGTTGGCTAATCTGGCGCAGCAGTTGGGAACCACTGAAGCTGATCTGCTTACCGGGTTAGGCGCAGGCCGCTCTAACATTGCGCTGGGCATAGGTACTCGCGCAGCAGACCTTGCGGCTCAGACAGGACTGAACGTAGCAGGCATGAGAACTCGCGCAGGCGAGCAGCTCGCAGGTCAGTTTGGCACAGCAGCATCTCAGCTCGCTGATCTACAGCAGGCTCAGGGAGCTGGCACGGCTTCTATGATCGGAGCCCAGACCAACTACATGAACCAGTTGCAACAGGCCGCAGCGGCTGGTGATGCACAGGCTCAGACACAGTTGGCACAACTACAGGCCAATATAAATATGGGCATAGGCAGCAATCTGGCAGGTGTGCCAGCGGCGCAGTTTACTCCGCTACCCAATATGGCGGGAAGCATACTGCAAGGTGCTGCTTTGGGTTATGAGCTTGGTCAAGGATTTACGCCAACAACTCAAGGCGGGGCTCCAGTATCAACATCACAACCGGCTTATGTGGCTCCAACGCAACTAGCGCCATTTGTTAATCTTCAGGCAGGCACTGCGTTTACATAATTAGGAAAGAAAAATGGCTGACAACTCTTTACTACTAGGTGGCAGAATGCCAATGCAACAGCGTAGGACAGACATTCCTACTCTGCTTAGAGGATTGGGCGCGGCTGCTACAGGTCAAGTCCCGCAGTTTCGGCAGCAGATGCAGGCTGAAGAAACTGAAAGAATGCGGAATGTAATGGGCGGATTGCAGCTAGAAGAAGCGCTTACAAAGTCTGCCGCTCAGGATGCTCTCAGAATACAGCAGTTGGCTAAAACCGGAGACACCAGACAGGCAATGGATATTCTTGGTGATCGGATGCAGTTAGAGCAACAGCTTGGAGTCAATACTTTATCAACTATGAGGCTTGCTGAATCACTAAATTCTGGAGGCTTTGAGGCAATCATGCCGCAGATTGACTCCACAGTAGATATGGCTGTCAGGATCGGACTCATAGAACCGTTTGGCGGCGAGGTTCCTTCAACATTTAGGTCATTGCAGTTGCAGGCAGAAGCCGCTGGATTAACACCGGGAACTCCTGACTATCAGGAATTCATGAGCTACAGAGGTTTTGAGGGCAGAATGGGTGCTGCGAAAACCATCAACTACAAGGATGGAACATTTGTCACCAAGCCTAGAGTCGGGCCTCCTGAAGTTTATGACCCAACGGGTAGGTTGATAACTGACGCCGCTGAAAAGCAGCGTGTTCTTGATGCCGCAATACAGTCAGGAATTGTATACGAGTCTGATGTGGCTACCGGAGTAGAGAGAGCTAGAGGTGCAGTTGAATCTGCAAGAGCCTTGATTGACAGAGCTGTTCCGGCAGCAGAATCAACAGCGGTCTTGAAGAGATCGCTTGATCTTCTTGATCGTGTTGATACTGGAACCTTCCCAGCAATTAAACTTGCTGCCACAGACTTTTTTGGAGTTACGGGAGCAGATGTTGGCGAGCTTTCTCAAAATTTGAGCCGAGCCGTACTTAGTCAATTGAGAGAAACTTTTGGCGCAGCATTTACAGAAAACGAAGGGCGCAGATTAGAAAACATATCTGCAAGGTTTACTCAGAATAACGAAGTAAACAGAAACCTTCTTAGGCAGGCGTTAGCTATTGCAGAGAATACCGCCAGAAGAGGTATAGAACGAGCCAGAGAAGAGGGTGATGAAGCAACAGCGCAAGATATCGAAGATTTGTTAGCGTTTGACCTTAGCGCGGCAATGTCATCTGTTCAGCAGCCTGCGGGACAACCCACTGGCCCGCAAGTCATACGATTTGATGCTCAAGGCAATATAATAGCGGACTAGCAAATGGAAGAAGATATTCTCGCAGAACTGCCGGATGGCCGTATTTTAAAGTTTCCTGCAAATACGAGCCCTGAAGTTATTCAAGCCACAGTCAAGCGTGAGCTTGGTATAACTGATACGCCTGATCAGCCTCGCATTGGTCCCACAGGTAGAGCATTCCTCGGAGCCACTGAAAGAGGTTTAGAGGCTCTTGCAACTAGCGAAACGCCACGAGGCCAGAAAATGCGTGATATCGTTGGCGCTACTTTGTCTGGTCAGCAAACACCCAGAGAGGCTTTGTTGCAAACCGGGGGTCAGGGTATGGCCTATCTTGGTGAGCTTATTGGAGAAGGTCTTGGGTATTTAGGAAGGGGCGCGTCTGCCATAACTCCAGATGTCATTGAAGATGAGGTAATCAATCAGCTAGGCATATTTATGGATCAGCCTGTCATGAGATATGGCATGCAAGCGCTTGGCTCAGGGATGGAGCAATATCAGCAATTTGCTCAGGAATATCCAAGAGCCGCAAGAAATATAGAGGCTATAGCAAACATCGGTTTGATTGGGGGCGGTGGCGAAACAACGAGGCAGGCAGGCAGACAGATTGCAAGAAACATTGAAATGCCATCTCGAAGACAGGCGAGAATTGATATAGAAGCAGGAGGCCGTCAGGCCGAGAGAGCCACAACCGCCCCGTATAGGTTAGAGGAAACTCCAACCGGGCCTTCAACCATATCTGGACCAGAGGGACCATTGCCAGAACCAAGACCTACCAGAAGGGCGGTAGTCAGTCCTCCACAAAGAGCCGCTTTAAGAAGCGGATGGGATGAGGGATTGATAGCAATGATAAGAGAGTCCAGTCCTCAAGACAGAAGAAATATGCTTGAGGCTATGACCAGAATGGAGAGGGGCCGTCAAGACACTAGATCAAAAATGCTTGATAGAAGCACAGATGTAGCTGGTCGCTCTATGCTGGATCGATACGAAGCGGTGCTGAAAGCAAACAGGCAGGCAGGTCAACGGATTGGTCGTTATGCAAGAAATAACCTAAGAGGAAATCGTGTTGATTTTGGCCCTGCTATAGATAACTTTGTTAGCGCTCTGGATGAAATTGGCGTAACAATAAAGCCTGACTTTACTTTAGATTTCTCTGCTGCGGATATTGCAGGTATCTCTGGTGCTGAGGGTGTTTTGAAGAATATTGTGAGAAGGATGTCTCAGGGAAGAAGAATAGACGCCTATGAAATCCACAAAATGAAGAAATATATTGATGAGCTTGTTACCTATGGTACGCAAAATTTGCAAAAGCCATTGACGGGCGAAACGCTAAACATAGTCAAGTCATTGAGGCGCGATCTGAATCAAGTTTTGACCGAAAACTTTGATGGATACAGGGCTGCTAATCAGCAGTATGCTGAAACCATAAATGCTCTTGATAATTTCAAGGATGCGATGGGAACTGTTAATTATGACAGCCCAAGTGCTGCCAGGGCTTTGGGTACTAGATTGCGAGGAATCGGATCAAATGCTCAATATAGAGCCCGGTTGCTTGACTCGATAGATGAGATGCAATCTCTTGCAAATAAATATGGCGGTGAGTTTGATGATGATGTGATCAATCAGACAGCCTTTACAATAGAGCTAGATAAAATGTTTGGCACTCAAGCTCCAACTAGCTTTTCGGGTCAAATCGGCGAAGCTGTTGGTCAGTCTCAGAGTAGAGTGGGCGCGATGGCGAATGTTGCAAGAGCAACGGCTAGAAGAGCCGCAGAGGCAGCTCTGGGCAGGGACGAGCAATCCCAAATTAGGGCAATGAGAGAGCTTCTGCTTAGCTTCGATCAGATATAGGTAACGAATAATGGCTAGATTCGGCGAAATAAACGCACAATACTTTGATGACGCTGGCGATCCGCTGAGCAGCGGTAAGATATATTTCTACGAGACCGGAACGACTACTCTCAAGGATACCTTCAGCGACATCAACCAGACTATCGCTAACACCAATCCGGTTATTCTGAGCGCGGCTGGTAGGCAACCAAACATATTCTTCAGCGGTACTGCTAAGGCGATACTGGTAGACAAGAATGACGTTCAGATACTGGTTCGTGACCCGGTAGGTCAGACGGCTAGTGTATTTGGTGATGGTTGGGTTGCTACGAAAATATACAGTGCTGATGCCGTGGTATTGGGCAGTGACGGTCAATACTACCGATCTCTTGCCGCGGGTAACCAGAACAACGATCCGACATCTACCTCTGGATACTGGACGCTTCTCTACTCAGTAGAATGGAACTCTGGCATAACCTATCAGGAAGGCGCTGTAGTTACCTACAATGGTGAGCAGTACCAGAGCCTCCAGAATAGTAACCTGAACAACAATCCATCCAGCGCGACATCGTACTGGGTGCTGTTGAGTTTTGCTTGGTTATCTACGCGAACCTACGCTATCAATGAGAATGCGGTAGGCACTGATGGGATTCTGTATACCAGCTTGCAGAACAGCAACACTGGTAACATCCCGGCAAGCTCTCCTAGCTACTGGGTAGGCACATCTGCGGCGGCAGCGGCCAGCGCTACGGCGGCGGCTAACTCAGCCACAGCAGCAGCGACATCAGAAACCAACGCGGCGACTTCTGAGACCAATGCTGCTAATAGCGCAACAGCGGCAGCCACAAGCGCCACAAACTCCGCTAACTCAGCGACAGCGGCGGCTACCTCTGAAACGAATGCAGCCAACAGCGCGACTGCTGCGGCCACTAGCGCCACTAATGCAGCTACTTCAGAGACTAACGCTGCGACATCCGCTACCAATGCCGCGAACTCAGCTACTGCTGCGGCTACATCCGCTACAGCGGCTGCAACTTCAGAGACTAATGCGGCAAACTCGGCAACGGCTGCTGCAACTTCTGCGACTAACGCAGCTACCAGCGAGACTAACGCGGCAACCAGTGAGACAAACGCAGCAAACAGCGCCACGGCAGCAGCTACGAGTGCTACCAATGCGGCTACCAGCGAAAGCAACGCAGCTACATCAGCAACAGCGGCGGCGACTTCCGCAACCAATGCAGCGACAAGTGCTACAGCAGCGGCTTCCTCGGCCACAGATGCGGCAACGGCAGAGACAGGAGCTGAAGCTGCTCTGGCTGACTTCAACAGCAAGTATTTAGGAGCCTACGCCACACAGCCCACAGGCACAGCAGCAGGCCAACTGTACTTCAACACCACATCAGACACGATGTTCGTGTATACCGGGACAGCGTGGACTGAGGCTGGATCAGCGGTAAACGGCACTAGCGAGCGTCAGGAGTACACAGCAACATCTGGTCAGACTAGCTTCAACGCTACCTATGATGTGGGCTTTGTTGATGTATACCTGAACGGTTCTAGGCTGATACCTTCAACTGACTTCACGGCTACCAATGGCACGACTGTGGTGTTGACTACTGGAGCGACAGCCGGAGACAACGTATCTATCGTGGCCTATGGCGCATTCAGCTTGGCGGACGTTTACACTAAGCTACAGAGTGATGCTCGATACCTACAGATCACAAGCAACCTATCTGATCTGAATGATGCAGCCACAGCCCGAACTAACTTGGGCGTAGCAATCGGTACAGATGTTCAGGCGTATGACGCAACCATTCTAAATGCGGCGGACATTGGAGTAACCGTACAAGGCTATGACGCTACTACACTGAAAAGTGCTGATATTGGAGTAACAGTACAAGCATACGATGCTGATACAGCAAAGCTAGATGTCGTACAGACTTTTACAGCCAATCAAACAATTACCGCAGAATTTAAGGCAACTAGCTATAACGAAACTTACTCAGCACTGTCTGGCACTACGCCAAGCGTAGATTGCGAGACGGGTAATGTGTTTTCTTTGTCAACTTCAGGCAACACAACATTTACTTTCAGTAATCCGCCAGCTACAGGCACAGCATACGGAATGCTAATCAAGCTAACTGCTGGTGGTACTCACACAATTACTTGGCCTACGTCAGTGGATTGGGCCGGCGGTACAGCACCCGATGCGCCCGCAAGTGGTGAGACAGATGTTTTAGCTTTTATCACTTACGATGGCGGTACTACTTGGTATGGGTTCCTTGCTGGAGACGCTTTAGCATGAGTTTAATTTCAAGTATTGCTGCTATCGCAACGGCTGGCGCGTCTGCCGGAGAAACTTTTTGGGGTAGCTCTGTAAGAATAAGTACATCAACGACTACCGGAAGTCTTGATCGTTTTTTTAACAACGCTGCTGAGTTTGGTGAAGGCGGCAATATTGTGCAAGCTATAAGCTCAAACGCTCTTTCTGACTCTGAAACAGAGGCTCGATCTTACGTTATATTAAGAGATCCTGTTGACGGAAGTATTTCTTCAACAAGACACGCATTTCAAAATGAAGAAGGCTTAGAGTTTTTACAACAACAAGTTTTATTTTATCACCCAGATATGGATGCTTGTTTTGCAAGAGCTAGACAGTGGTGGGATTCTACAGGCAACACAAGCAGAGTTGGTGGAATACAAATAGATAGTGACGGCACTACCGTAGCAAAAGTGTTGGACAATTTTCGTGACAGGACGGCTCCGGGAAACGGTGAGTTTTTTATTGGAGTCAGAAATAACGAAATTGAGTGTTATCCATATGATTCTACCAACCATACTTCTACTATTGATGGCGGCGATAGAAGAAGAACTCAGCCTACTAGTACGGGAGACGATACACACTATGCAATTTGGGTAAACAATGGCAGCAGCCAAGTAATAACTGGTGTTAGAAGAGATGATGGCGATTTCAAAATGGGTTTTTGGAAGTATGGCTCTGTAGCCGTCAATTCTATACCAAACCCAAGTGCTGTACGGACAATCTCTGCGGAAGATAGCACTCTAACTAACGATTACTGTGACAGGGCGCACTCATCAAGTGGTAATACTTGTTATGGGTTCAGAGCAACAGGAGGAAAACTTAATCTTTTCCAAATATATAACTCTAGCCTTACCGCTTATAGGAAATCGCAGTTTACTGTTCAGTCTAGTTATAATAGCCAAAGCGTCACTGTATACATTAATAAATGCAGTATGGTTTATGCCGGCGGTTATCTTTATGCCACATTTGGAGTTAGGTTTAGGGTATCTGGCGAGTCAAACGATTCTGTAATGTATCCAATATTTAAATTTGATCCGTCTAATTTTCAAATAGTAGATGCGTTAGGTATTAAAGCTACTGGTGGAGCAGAGTATGTTTTGGACGTAGCACCAATGTTAGGCGTGAACGCTGCTGAAACTTGTCTGTATCATTGCTTCGTACACAGCAGTGAGAGTAGCAGAGGTGGTGATAGTCATAAACTATTAAAGCTACCTTTGGATTTTTCAACAGTACCTGCACAAACTTTAACCGGCAATTTTTACCACGATAGTATTGAGCTATGGGACTTTAATAGCAGCACTACAGGTGGATCATTGCCTGTATTTAGCGAGTTATTTCAATCTATGGCTTACACAAGTGGCTCAACATCTTCAGAAGGTTATCGCAACGAGGATCAAGGCAGCACGAATTTAATTATAGAGAACGGTAATGGAACATCAGCTACTTCTGTAGGCTCAGCTATTTTAAGCTCGATTACTACTAATTAGGAATATTTATATGTTTGTTAAAGTAAACAATGGTGTTGCTCAAAAATACACAATTGGGCAGCTCAGAAAAGATAACCCAGAAACGTCTTTTCCTAAATCTATCCCTGATGATTTATTAGCAAATTTTGATGTATATCCTGCCGTACATGATGATATGCCATCTTATAATGTAAATACGCAAAGGGTTGTTCAAGATGATATTGCCACTTTGGTCAATGGTGTTTGGACTTACGGGTACACTGTTCAGTCTCTTACGGAAGAAGAGATTGCCGCAAAAAACGATGAAACAGCAAAAACTGTGAGATCTCAGCGTGACCAAAAACTAAAAGACACAGATTGGATGGGGATGTCTGACGTTACTATGTCAGCGGATTGGGCAACCTACCGACAAGCACTACGGGACATTCCTAGCCAAGCAGGATTCCCAAATACGATTACTTGGCCTGATGAGCCAGAGGTGTAAA